CCAGTAGTAAATTTTCCATGTATCTTCTTATTATATGGTTTAGCAATGTCATTAGTTTTTAAAAGTATACCTAAAGCCGCTAAACTAGCACCGCCTCCGGATAATCTAGCTGTTAGATTTCTTCCAGCAGTTATGGTTTTGCCATCAGCATATAAGTCTTTACCTTTGTCACCTAGTTTGTCCCATTTAAGGTGTTTGTATGCTTTATTGAGTTCCTTCTTTTCATACTTTCTATCAGCTTTGGCTTTCTTAAGAAGCTGTTTGGCGCCAGATGCGTCTGCTAAATACCCTTTCTTTTTAGTGTATTTATAAGCAGTTTTAAGGTCTTTATAGCGCTTATCAGCGGTATCATATAAACTTTTAGCGGCATGCCATCGCTTTACACCACCTTGAGTATATGATCCATTATACTTCTCGTAACGCCGTGGTGTACCAGCTCGGGCTCATATGTCATCATCGCTAGTCACCTCGTCATCTGCAGAATCCCCAACAACATCAAGTGTAATCTGAGTTGTATCCGGTTTGAGTGTATCTATTGCTACTTTACTCTGGCCGTCGGCTCCAAGTATGATCTGACCGTCACTCTCTGACTTCTTCAACTCGGGTAAGCCCGCTATACTCGTCAACAAAGATGCGATAAGTGCGACCGTCGATACCGACAGTGCGTATCCCCAAGGAATCTCGTTGATAGCAAGGCCTACTGCCATGAAGCCAAGTAACGTCTGAGCGAATGTCTTTATCGCTCTTATCCCCGCTTTGATTATCCATTGTTTCATAAGCCTTTCTCTCCTTTCCAATTATGAGAACGCATCTTTATTCAGCTTATAAGCTACAAATGCGTCCATCATCGCTGCAACATTATCTATTTTATCTTCACGTCTTTGTTTCCACAACTTACGGTTGCCGTTGGTATCCTCAATAGTAATACAATTTCCCATAGCAAAGCTCATTAGCGCTTCATCAAAGTGTAATTGATGCGATTCTGCTAATTTCTTAAGCTCACCCAGCGGAACTGATTCTGTTCTAGAACCCTGTATTACTTTCTCTATACCAAAAGCACCGTTCTCGGTCTCCCATCTAGCCACGAACTCCTTTGCACCGTACGGGTCGTAACCCATACACATGACATTGTAGTCTCGCTCTAGAATATGGTTGTCAAGATCGTCAAATACTTCTTCCATGTCAAGAATTGTACCCTCAAGTACTATTAGAGAACCCTCTTTGAGGAATTCTTCGTACTTTTGGCGCATAGCTCCTGACAATTTTAGAAGTGTCGCTTCAGAAATATACGATCTTGTCTTAACACCGAACTCTTCATTGCCTAATGGAAACAAAAATGTAAAGGCACAGAAGTCATCGCCCTGAGAAAGGTCTGCTCCCATAGAACAGGACATCCCCCAGTAATCTCTGCGCCTTCCTGGTATTGTTTCGTCGTAGGTAAAGAAATACGTGAAACCTTCCATAGGTATTCCGAATCTCTTTGCCAAGATATCGTTCCTTGTTGCTGGTGCATTCTCAGCTCTCTCAACGTCTCGCTGATAAGCTTCATAGCTAACCGTAATACCAAGGTTAGGATTTGCCTTAACCCATAGTTCTGGGTCTGCAACTTCCTTAACATCATCCAACTTGTAATACCAGATTGATACATGTGGAGCAAAGTAATCCCCTTTTAGGATCGACATAAGCTCCATTTTGATATCGTCACCACTAGCATTTCGGATCGTTCCTTCTGATGAAACCGCTACTATAATGTAGTCGTCCATCTTAGATGCGCCCTGCTCTATAGCGCCCACAACGTCCTCTCGAATGTCTCCAGAAAGCCACTCATCGACAGTACTTACATAAGGTCTAAGACCCTGAAGTTTGTCGATTGTCATAGGTCGAACCTCAAGTAGCGATCCTGTTAAGAAATTCTCGATTCCCTTCTTTGTAGAAGACAATTTCTGTCTATCTGCGCGTTTACCAGTGGTATTTTGCAAAGATCCGCTTGTCAAAAATTTGAATAGCGGACCTGGCGATCGGATTATGGCAGTTCTGAACGGAGCCATGACCTCTTCAGCCTGTCTCATCGTTGGAGCTGTCGTAATCTGATGCGTTGTCTTGGTGTAGACATTTAAGAAGTAGGATTGTATGAATGTTTCGTACAAGGACTTCGATGCTCCTCGTCCGACAATCAGATACTGCTTCTTGGTGAGGCGAGTTAGTACCATTCTACGCTCGTAATGGCCTCGTTTAGTCTTATCTTCTGATGGAACATAGATAGACTTCTCTACATAGTAGAACCAACTGAACAATTGTTCGGCCCAGAGCTTAAAAGTTGGCAATAACCTCACTTCAGATCCATCTACAAGTGTCATCTCTTTCTCACAGTAGTCAATCCAGCCATCAAGAGCTTCATCATCGTAATAAATACTCTTATCGGCTATTAATGCATCGATTCTGTTCATTTCCATAGAGATTTCTTTGCAGATTGGGATCTCTCCCTTCATTACCGAGTTACGGAATTCTCCATAGTACTTCGGCACTGCAGTATTTGATAACATCCGGCTTCACTCCTTATTTAGGTTTAAATGCTTTAGCGCCCCCCATGACTTTCTTTGCAAAGTCTTTCTTTTCATCCCAGTTAATCTTACCTATCTTTATTCCAGCAGGCACTTTATATCTCTTGTCCACAAGAGCTAATTTATCTTTACCTACTTTCTTAAGCTTTGTTACACCCTTCCACTGCACTTTTGTCCCGAAGGCTTTCTGTAACAGTAAATATCCACCCAAAGCAACTGTTCCCGACGCTGCTGTTAAAGCGACTGGTTTTACAGCTTTCTTTATAAAGGCTTTACCGGGGTGTAATGTCTCTTCTGTAAGATCTTTTAACTGCTTTTCTTTCTGCAATCTGCGGATCTTCTGATCTAAAGCATTATCGCTAAGCATATCAACGTCTCTGGCATCAGATTCTCTCTGATTCTTGATTCGTTCTTTCCTAGCAGCTTTACGTGTAGCATGAGACTGTGCTTTTGCTACATTCTTTCCCTTATGTTTTGGGTTATAGCCACCCTCACCATAAGCTTGATATCGCCTGACACCCCATTTCATGCCTAGGATGCCATGATGCATTAATTCATACTCCGTCGTCATGATTATCCTCCTCTGGCACATAGTGTCTGATAATATCGTCTTCCACATTCAGCCTCCACTCGTACTCGGAGACCATCTGTTTGTATGACTCCAATACCGAACTATTAAGCGGCGGATCGAAGATCAACTTAACTTTCATGAAAATATACTCTTTAACCATCTCTATGGTCTTTCTATCTTCGGTGTACATGTCCCAAGTAGTATTCTTGTCTTCTATACTAAATGGTTCAGCAGGTCCGACACCTAACTGGTACAGTACATTGAAAGTTGCGTTGATTGCTACAATAACATCCTCATCGTATGCGGTGTATTCTGGAGTCATCCCTAATAACTTCTTAATTGTATTAAGAATTGACGAACTCATAGAATATCATCCTTTCTTCGGAGCTACAAACTTAGACATAACATAGCCAGCCTCGTCTTCAAGCTTGATCCAGCCATCCTTTGCGTCCTCTCCCTTAAATGTTTCTCCGCTCTTGATGGTCTTGATGATCTTGCCATCAGGAACCTCGCGAACATTGAGAAGTTCGACAATAACTGTATACTCGTTCGACTTCTTTACTTCTTCGACCTTCTTAACGGCCTCTTCCAAAATATCCTCTACAGGATCTGTGGCCTTTTCGACAGGTGCTGTCTTTTCTTTTGCTGTTTCCTTCTCAACAAAAGATGTAGTCACGGTTCTCTTTGTAGATTTGAAATCCATTGTAAATATCCTCCTTACTTCCACGGGACTGTATCATTCGCCCGCCTTATTACTGGTTCTCTTTTGATTAGAATATCCTCGTTGCTGTAATGTATTGCATCGTGGGTATTCTTTGACACACATATGAGGTATTCTGGATTTAGAATATCCTCTTTCCTGTCGTCTATGTCTTTTAGACTGATAGGATTCATGTGATGCACATAAATATAGCCGTGAATAGGGTATTCTGTTAAACCCATGTCACCGCCATCGTCCCTCATCAAGATTTGTTTCCTTATGCGCCTCCATTCGGGCGAATGGTAAAACACTTGATTCAAATATCTATCATACCCGAAGGTTTCCTCTCCGACTTTGCCATTGAGTTGCAAATATCTGAATCGTTCTAGAAAAGTTGGCAACTTTACTAGCTCAGAATATGTTCGGATCATAAGTTCCCACGTGAGTAAGCGCTCATTGCCGTCATTGCTTCATTATAGAGCGCTACCATCTCCTTGCTAGTCTCGTATGATTCAACTTTTGCCTTGATGAGTTCATTATCATTCTTCAACTTCTCCAACTCGTACTCATACTGCTTACTGCCGAGCTTTAAGAAGTGAGTAATGACCTGCGAAGATGCCGTGCCGTCAATCAATTGCTGCTCGGCGAGATCCATAGCATAAGAAATCATCTGCTTTTCTCTTGCGTCCGGATCTTTTGCAGGTCTTTGTCTGACTCTATGGCCAGTTTCTTCTAGATCTGCATCAGTTTTCTTGGTCCTTGCCATAGAATCAACCTCCTTTGAATATAGTTTGTGGGTAGTTTTTAAGGGGCAGCAGAGCGGAGGTCATGCGACTTTGACTCGTAACGTGAAAGGAGTAACGACCTAATGCCGGTAGGCCGGTTTATTGTAGCTACCCCCTAAAAACTCTCCACAAATTTTACCCCCGGAGAAATTTTGAAG